GCTCTCTGGTCAGTCTTCATTGACTGGCCCAGAGATCGTGGAGCAGGTGTGTGGCACTCCAACAAAGGAGAAAGCACCTGCAGTCGCATGGTCGTTGGGCCGGGAACGCGTGAGCGTTACCGTGTTCGATGAGCTGTGTGGCAGCCTCACCCGAGATGGCTCGGGGAGCGCGCACTTCAACTTGCACAAGTTGAGACGTGCCGGCATTGTTCCAGAGGAACTTCCGGCGTGTCTCCTTGACATGCAAGCGGCGCTGGCTGCGGGGAAGAGGAGTTGGACGTTGAGGGGTGAGGAGAGCTTTGATGCAATCCTTACCGGTCTGTACTTTTGTCGAGCTATGAACGAGGTTCTTCTCGACGCAGATGACGTCTTCCTTTGTTCCCGCGTTGCAGACTATGACTCTATTCTCGACATGTGTCTTGAGAACGGTGGTGCAGAGCGCGTGGCTATCCTGAAGTATTGGACGGCCTGGCCCATGGCGCGGTGGTTGAGGAATGAACCTCCCCCGCGGCCTCCTGCACTAGAGTCTTCGGTTCGGTGCTGCGACTTGCCCTTCACTGGGAGGACTCGCAAGCACATGAGGAACCTTCTGGCTTCACGGACGACGTCTGTGAGAGCTGCGAAGGTGTTCAACGGTATGCTCCAAGGAGCGAAGCGTGGTTGTGCGCCAGTACCTGAGCAATTCGAGGTGAGTGCATGTGTGAAGCACAAAGCTGCATTAACACAAAGCGTCCCTTTTGAGTACTCAGAGGAATTTAGCGCAAAGTTCAGACAGATCTGGATGACGCCGGTGAGTAAGCGCCCTTCCAACGAGGAGGGTAGAAGCCATTTTGGCTCGCCGAAGTACCAGGCGGTCAGGCGTCCGGAGGATTTTCCCCGACACCTCAAGAATCCGTCATCCCACGCATGTATAGGCTCTCTCAGGAGCCAAGGAGGACGTGCCGCTGCGGTAACCGACTTTATCACTGATTATGAAGGTCGCGGCACGGATAACCTCTACGCAGCTGTGCTCCATAATACAGCGGACCTGTTGTGCATGTATGAGACTCATCCCGGCGTCGTCAAGAGCCAGTATGGGATCCCCTTGCCAACATATGGTTACGTTGGACAACGCATTGGTGAACACGCCTCTCAGCGCCCTGGGTGTCTGATGGCGGAGGTGTCCCTGTGTTTGGAGCCGCTTAAGTGTAGAGTGATCACGAAGGGAGAACCAATCCAGTATTGGTGGAGTCAGACGTTTCAGAAACGAGCTTGGAAGCTCCTTCAGCGTCTGCCAAGTATGGCCTTAACTGGGCAAACTGTCGATGGTTCGCACATCGCTGGAATCCACATGAAAACAGAAGCGCTTGGCCTCGGCTTCGACAAGTGGGTATCCGGAGATTACGCTGCCGCCACCGACGGACTGTCCACAGGCGTGAACGTGGCCTGTATGACTGCACTGTGCGATGCAACATGTGCAACGGCCACAGAGCGCGAAAATGCCATGAAAGTACTTGGGCGCCACAAGGTGCATTACCCCGATCGACTCGAAAACGCTGCACGCGTGCTCGGTCATGATCTCTCACCCTTCGAGATGACGAACGGACAACTAATGGGTTCAGTGCTCTCTTTCCCGGTCCTGTGTGCGACTAATCTTGCCGCCTATTGGATCGCATTAGAGGAATTCACTGGACGTGTGTTCACCCGGGATGAGCTCCCTGTCTTGGTGAACGGCGACGACATTATGTTCAAGAGCAATGATGAGTTCTATCCTATCTGGCAGAAGTGGATTACCCGTGCGGGATTCACACTCTCGGTTGGAAAGAATTACATCAGCGCCAACTATATCACGATCAATTCTGAGTCCTGGCTGTTCAACCCGAAACGTCAGTCTCTCACGAAGATTGGATTCTTGAACACGGGCCTTCTTCTTCAAGAGGCTCGGGGCCCTGCAACTGTGAAGTTACGTACTGAAACAGCAGAACGCCCACTCGTTGCCAAGCTCCAGTGGCTGATTGACAATGCGCACAATCCACTGAGAACCTACAGCCGTCTCAAACATTACTGGAAGAAATCTATTGCAATTTGGACTCGCAATGGCTATTATAGCCTATGCTCCCCGATCGCTTACGGGGGCTGCGGGCTGTGTTTACCCGACTCTTGCAAAGATTCGATCTACTTCACGTACGCCCAGCAAAAGCTAGCTGGCTATGGACGTGAAGCACTCCGGCAATGGGATGGAAAGTTCGTCCTATCACCTCCAAAGTCTGGCCTTGAGCGGATCACACTCAGCGATGTGGTCCCCAAGGAAGACATAACCGTTGAACGCGGCGGGACGTATCGTCTCGTCGCTCCTACCGAACCGTTACGGAAACATGAGGTACGGTTCAATGATCCCAGAGCTTCGCGTAGGGTCGCGAAGCAACTCCTGAATTGCCAGCTCCCCATTGCGGTTGAGCAGCCTTCGTATTGGATCACTGAGCTCCGTCCTCGCACCTTGCATAAAGTCTTCGCTTCGAACGTCAAAGTTCTGAAGAACCCGTTCCATCAAGTCACTATCGGTGTGAAGCAACTCGAGGGGCCAACTGATGACGTCGCCCTCCCTGGTAAGGACCAGGAAATTGACAGAAATGGCTACGGAAACGTTTCTGATCATTCCACCGATGATGACGAGATGCCTGTCTGGCATAACCCTGACACCAACGGGGATCGAACTGACCGTTCCGGCTTCGGCCATCTGGCTCAAGATGACGAACAGTCGTCGACAACAAGCGAAGAACATGAGGAAGAGTGTTCCCCCACCACCCGCCCGCTCGCGCGGCGGTGGTGAGAATACACGATATCCTCCTGGACTTGAGAGAAAGAGAATCACTCCACGAATGCGAACGTCGCCTCGTGGGGGAGCAACCCTCGGACACCCAATGTCTCCCCTGCATCCGGCTATCATACCATCTGCTCTTCGGTCCGGTACGGCATTTCCCTATACGGGTCTTGTCCGGAAATCCGTCGAGATAGGTACTGACGCGCGTACGCTCGTCGCCGTGACGAATGCAGGCAATTCTGGAACTGTGATGATGGTTATGAAAGTGGTTGGGTCAACCGTTAATTTGGCTGCCCACACAATCCCCACCATCTCCAAGGCTGACGACAACGGCGGGCCCACATCGGGCCGCGCCATGAAGGCAGGCGTATCTATCGTGAATACTACCCAACTCCTCAGCAGAGGTGGCCGAGTGTTCGTTCTCGATGGACGCTCCCGCGTGAAGATCGCCAAGTCTCCGTCTACCATGACGGGTCCAGAGGTTGAATCATTGATGGACGAGATCATTGCATTTCCTGATACGAAATCCTACGACGGTTCTCACTTCGGTGAGACTCGAGAGATGTCTTGTGCTGTCGTGGATAACGTATCATACAATGACTTCACTTGGTGGAGTGGAACGGAGACGGTGAATGACTTTGCGTCACATTTTGCCATCTGGACAGGTTCCCCTGTCTACCAACGTCCCATGTCCACCATTTGGCTTGTCTTTGACACACCAGCGGCCGCCCAGTCGTATTCTATGACGGCTCGTGCCTCATATTACACTCGGTGGTCAGTTGACACTGTTACAGGCCAATCACAGAAGGATATTCCTGTGGCACCAGTTGCTACAGTAAACAAACTTCACGGCATTGCCGATAAGTTTGCCGGGTTTCTTCATACTGCCGAAGCGGCAGGAGTAGGGTCCCTGGTAACGAAGTTTGGTCCACGTATCGCTACTGGCATGCGTACTCTCGGTGGTCGCGCTGCGGCGTTTGCCCCCGAAGCAGAGATGCTTGCCCCTGTGGTAGCGTTGTAATACTTCTCTCTCGTCCTCGGCTCAATGGAGGCCGATGTGCAGGTGCAGAGCATTCACCTAACGTGTTGGTGGATGCCATGTTTCCATAGTCTGCTGCCTGAGTGGTCCCTTTATTGGACTATCAGGTCGTGGTGGCGAGTCGATGTCTGGTATGAATCTCCCGTGACAACTCTAAGCGGTCTCAATATAAGACTTACCTGTTAAGGAAGCGATCTGAGTGTCCGTTGATGTTTGCGGTGAGAAGGTTCGACAAGTGACGTTTCGACGACCCATCCGGTCTGAGAAATCCTGTAGAGGAGCTACTTGCTCCCTGATCCCATCAGGCTGCCTTATGCAGCACTTAATGAGTAGGTCTCTGACCTCCGGCACTCCACATTTGTTTGTAGAGCTTTAAGCCGG